CGTCCATCATGTGATACCAATCAGGACGAATATAATTTTCAGATGCCACCATGTGTTTTTCATGGTCAGGGAACTGCGCGTGAAAATCTTCAATATCAAGCGGCGGTGCTTTAAGCATTTGTCGGTTCCACTTCATTGTTGTTATTAAGATTAGGTGTAATTTTACCGGGCTGTCGTCCGATAATGACTTGTTTGTTTGTTACCTTTGTAGGACCAAGCAATGGTTTACCAGATGGCCCAACACCCTGAGATTCATCTCTCTCGTATGTCCCTTTCTTTGTAAGAACTCTACCGGGATCATATTTAACGAAAAATCCTTTTGAATCTACATGAGCATCGCCAACCTTGCCGAAAACTTTTTTATTTTTGAGGCCGACAATCACACCGTTTTGTCCTTCCGGCTGCAAATCAAGAGGGCGAAAATCATGTTTATCGCCATTAACAACCTTATAAGTTTTTCCGCTTTCTTCATCAAATACGCTTTCTGGTAAATGTTCTTTATCAGTGAACGCCATTGCAACATTGTCTCCCTTCTCAAGGCGATCCTTCATTTGCCGCCAATTACCATGTGGGTTTAGAACCCCCGGTTGAGATAGCCCTGTTGATGAGTATGTATAATGGTGATTAGGGGCGACGGGGTTATATTTCATTTTTGTGTAATCATAAAACGACACATCAGGGAAGGATTTGATAATTTCTTTATGTACTTCTGGGTTAATGTCTGACAGCACGTTCAGACGTATACCAAGATGATTTCCATTATTTTCTGCTTCCTGACGTGCGGCGGCTATTTCATCGTAAAGTCGTGTGGCAAAAGCCCCTGAATGTTCGATCATAAACAAAGTTTTCCGCAAACTATTTAGGCGCGGCCCTTTGAACTCATTAAGGTTCATGCCTCCGCCAACTTTGAAATAATTTCCTGATGTTTTCCCAAGGCATTCCGCTTTGCATGAAGCATGATTGGGGCAAGTATTAAAACCCCGCATCTCAAATGCCGGAGAAAGTGGTAAACCTGTAGTTTCAATTCCACGGCCATCTGGTAACCTAACAGGTTCTTGACCCTTATAACCCTTTTCACTTTTCAATAATTTTTCATTTTTACCCAACAGGCTGCTGATATTAAACCCAGCCATAATCTTCTTAGCCGCCATGCTGTTTGCAATTCTGTCGGCTCTTGGCAATGATTTGTGATAATTAATTGCGTTGTTAAAAACATTTGTTAAATCTTGGAACCTAACGCGACCATCTGGCAATTGAGGGAAAGGACGAACTGGCCCTGTTGGCGCTCCACCTTGAGGCTGTATTGCAAACCTCACTTTGTCTGATTGCCCAGATGGTTCCTTGGCTAATCGCAAAGCATTTGTAACAGCATCATTTGCCATGTCTTACCCCGCCAGTCCCGGTTTCGGTTTCTTCTTCGGCTTGGGTTGAGCTACCTTCATTGAATTAATGCCAGCGCGTTGCAGTTCCTTATGCTGGTCAGCAATGGCCATGTTAACTTCATGGGTAATTTGCTTGTCGTTCTGCTGGTGTTTCATGGCATCTCCCAAAAGCCTGCTCTGGTCTTTCTGGTGATTGAGAACCATACGCATCTGCTCAAGGGTTGTTTCCTTGTGGTTGTTGATCATGTCGCGGTGAAGATCAACTTGTGCATCCTGCTGACGCGCCTCTCTCTCCATACGACTGTTTTCATTATCCATGACGCTATCACGCGCATTAACGCCGATTTCCTGATGGTGGGCAATGGCATCAATCAAGTCGGCCTTGGCCTTCATCATCTCAGTCTGTGACTTTATCGGGTCTTGTCCACCTGCCACGCCACCAGCCTCCATGTGCTGGCTGGCCATGTCCATGTGAGCTTGTGCCTGATCTTTCATAACCTCGGCAGATGCCTTCATAATATCAGCCTTGGTCTCCTTCTCCTCATTCTCAACCTTGCGGGTATCGAGATGGAGGCGGGCAATCTTTTCCATCTGCTCAGGAGACGGCGGGATGTTGCCAGTGTTAACCAGTTCATCAACATTCGTGAAGCCAATGGTCTTGAGGGCCAGCTTGTTAACTTCCTGTGTGTTGTACAGATCGGGAGCAGCCGATGCCAATTGCATCAGGGCCGTCACTTTCATCATACGCTGCGTCGAGGACGATGTATTCGGGTCAGCTTTGGGCGTGAGGTAATAGTTCTCAAGTGCCTGAAGGAACGTCTCCTGATCCCATTTGTAGGCAGGGCGCTTGTTCATCTGCCAGAAGCTCTCTGGGTTCTCGCGGAAGCAATCCACGATCAGGGAAAATTCCTCTGCCTGAGCCGCATGGAAGCGTTTGTGAACGCTATTCAAGACCTTTGTGGCCTGTTCTATCACGGCCAGTGTCGTGCCTACTGGAGCATCCTGACGGCCCTCGCCCACTGCTACTTCAGCCGTACCGCCCACACGCTGTCCATACTCAGCGATTTCCGTGGCCAAGTTAAACAGGGCCATGGACGGCTCTTTGTAAGGCAATGGCATAACCGCTTGGTTAATGGGCATACCGCCCGTCTTGATCATCGCGCCGCCACCGGGTGGAACGCGGAATAAATTGCTATTCTGTCTTGCCCCCGCATCCGCATACAGGAAGCCGGGGAAGTTTGAATACATGCCTGCATCAAGTAGTTCGCGCCATGCAGCCGTAACTGCGTTAGTGGTATTACCCAGAATGTGCAGCAGACCGATGTCATAGAAGCCCATGCCGGGGACAAATGGGAACTTCACAAATACCTTACGTGCAGTGGGAAGCTTCTCGCCTTCATCAAAGTTCCGCACGATGGACAGTACCTGCCTTGACGACTTATCAATCGTCACACGGTATGGCAGTTCAAGCCCGGTCGGTGTGCCGCGCTTCTTGTGTTCGAACCCCACAATGTCCAATTCGCAATAGCATTCGTAAATCTCACGGTCGCGGTCATCAGCGTTCGTCGTGGTTGGGTTAATGCCCTGCTGCTGGGCCTTGGTTTCTTTCACCGCATCCACGTTAATCTGCTGCGGTTGTACCAGCGTGATGTCACGATAGGCGTTTAGCAATTGCATACGCTTCACGACACTGGGGCGCATCATAATGCGGTGCGTGATGCGCTTGGCATTGCTCAGATCAGTTGCGGCTTGGTTAACGATCAAGTCATCCGCATCAATGCTTTCGCTCACTGGGCGATTACGCAATGGGCAGAAATATACCTTCTTAAACCCGCAACCGCCAAAGCCCTGCATGAACAGCATACGATCTGTGTCAGGGTAATACTCACTCGCAGTGCTGGTGAGGTAGTGGTTCATGTCCCGCTCAAATGCGTTAGCGAGATCATCCAACTCAGTTGACCCGTTATTGCTGCTTATGTCAATCTTCACAGGCCCGTCTGTCGGCAGGAACTCACTGCGGGCATTAGCCTGATAGCGCAGCACAGCCTCAAGCAGAAGCGGATGCCTGACCTTGCTCATGCCTTCCACAGGCGCACCGTCAGCGGCACCCTGCACACCGGGCATCTCAATCTTCAGGCCAAGAAGTCTCAATCCCTGCGCGCGGTCATCAATCCATTCCGTGCGGCTGTTAATGTCGTCCTCGATGCCACGCAGCAATGTGTCAGTGATGCGGCTCAGTTCGTTTTCATCAATCTTCTCGGCAAGGTTATCAAACCATCCGGGTGACGCTTCCTCATCCGTTAACCTGCCAATTGGCTTGCCATCAATTGATACGGTGACTGATCCATCGCCATGCTCAATACGCAATACGTTTCCGCGCTCGTCAACATCAGGGCGATCATCATCGCCAATATCAGGAACGTCACCTGCCATGACTTCAACATCTGGCTCATCAACATCAACCATCGCGCCCTGTTGAGGCAATCGGATGTTAGGCGACAGTCCCGGCGTTAATGGCATTGGTGTAGTCTCCGTTATAGAATTTCTGCTCGACACGCGACAGTGCATTACGGGCAGCTTCGTCGTCGCTCTTAGCACGGATGCTTACGAGGACGGACATATTTTTTCCTACGACATGGACGCGCACTTGATACGTGCCATCATCATTAACATCTTCGATCTCAGCATTGAGCAGTAAGCGTTCCATGATTTCTCCTTAAACTGGATACAGCGGCTTGTTGTTTGTATTGCCAGAGAACTTCATGCTCTCGGCAGTCTCGGCAGTGCGTTCCGCGCCACGCACCATTACGCCAATCTTGCGTAGGTATCGCAGCGCACCTGATACCGTGTCAACAAGGTCGTCGTTCTTGCCATTGGGGAATTGCTCACACTCGGTGATGATCATCTGCGCCCATGAGTATTGGTCTGGGATGTAAACCATCTCCTCGAAGAACAGGTGTTGAATAGAATACACACGAGCCAGCTTATCCTGTCCCTTGGGATCATCCATGATGATGCCCCAGTCCTCATATGAGAACAGCCTGCGAAGCTCCTGCGCCACGCTATGGCCAGCGGCCTTGTTTTCGATCAGCAACGTATCGAGGGTATACTTCTTTGCAGTCTCGGCCACTCTGTTAACAAGCTCGTGAATTTCGTATTTGGCTCTCCAAGCATATAGGCACATGACTTTGGGATTGCCGTTGTCATCCTCGTAAACGCCCCATACAGTCATTGCTGAGTAATCGCCGGATGTTTTTGTTGTGAAGGCTGTATCGAGATACGCCACCGTGAATGAACACTCTGGGTATGTGCCGCGCGTCCATGATTGCCACCATTCACGTTTCAAAACTCCGCCGCCCTTTGGCGACGGACGTTGCTGGAGCTGTCCCGCTGCGCCGTATGGGCCGAGCTGTTTCTCCAATACTGTGACAGTAGC